AGCAAGATGATTGGTATTTGCAATCAGATGTTATAACAGAAGTTGATGATGACGATGGAAGTGTGGGTTTGGAGGATGAGATCTGGATGTGTTCATCAGATTTAGCAAGATGTTATAAATCCAAACGTGAGGCCCTAGAGGCCGTAAGCAGGCGACTAAAGGAGATTCTGGATGATGATAGATAATCCTGATTATATGGATAAAAAAGCATATTACATTCATAACAATGGCGATGCTGAGTTAGTAACTATGAATGGCATTGATATGCGAGGAATGGTATGGGTTACATGGGATAAGGATAACTTTAAAAACATGGTGCCTTTTAATAGATTATTTCTATGCGATACGATTCGAAGGATTGAAGATGAATAATGAAATTAAAACAACTAAAAAGACCTCTGAACAAATGATTATGGAACTTCAACTAATGATTCATGCTCTCGAAAAACGCTGTGATTCCATCCAATCCGAGATAGACAACATGCGCCCTAAAATGGACGTGAACCCTAACTACTGCAAGAGTCCTAAGTACTGCGATCATAGTTTTGACTTTGCCTACCCGCATGCTTGTTTGTTGTGTGGGGCAGAGTATATAGGGGGTTGAGTATGTTTGCTCGTATTGTTATTCAGGGTTTGACATTTTATTTGAAGATATTCTGTTTTTTTTATACTGGTTGGCATCTTGGCGGGTGGGTGGCTAACTGGTATTTTGGATGATTATACTGATAGGTTATTGATCTTATTGTCAAAAGTAGTATAGTGATGGACTAAGCAAACACTTGGCGGTGTGTGCCCAGTCCTGGTCGTAGACCGGTGAATTAACCATGCTTTTCTAAGAAGCAGATTATGTACTTATATTACCCATACAAACAATATAATGCAAGAAGTTTTTCGTTTTTTACGTCTTTTTACTAAGAGGGATTTTTATCATGCGTAAATTATTTATAAAGAAATCGTTAGAGGTGGCACCTGGATATCCGCTATCATTTCATACGGGCAGAGTTAGGCTCATGGAGAAGGAATGGAATTCATTAATTAAAAAGGCCTCTGATAAGGAGGCCTTAACTAACAAGGAAGATAACAATGAATAAATTAATCAATCACAAGTATTTGAACAGAGTATTGGGAGTAATGCAAGAGGCAGAAGAGTATAATAGCGAGGCTATGGAATAAGAAATAAAACGGGCATCCAGCCCAAGCTCTTGTGTACCACCACAAGAGTCAACAACCTGTACTGTCTGTCTAGGACAAAGGATAAACATAAATGATTATGAATATCCCAACCAAAGGATAATATCAAATGGATAAGAAAAATACCACTAAAAAACTTTATAATCCTCGTTCTGACTATCCTTCTGTTTACATTCCTTGCTGGTTAATTCAGGTATCTACTAAATTATTATCCAATAATGCAAAGATGTTATATGGAAGATTATCTCAATGGAGCAATGAAACAGGACAAGTATTTCGATCTTGCCCACAATTGGCTGAAGAATTAGGCGCGGGAATAAGTTCTATTGAAAGACATTTAAAAGAGCTTAAAGATGTTGGATTAATTGGTACATACCATCCTCAAGCAGGTGGATTAAATCATTATGAATTTTATGATCATGAATGGATGCATGTTCCTATAAATAAAAATTTATCTTATAAAACACCCTCCGCACAACCATGTGGCACCCCCCCGTCAAAAGTGACGGCACCCCCCGTCAAAAGTGACGGTACCCCCCCGTCAAAAGTGACGGACATAAATATAAAAGAAATAAAAATAAATAGTAGTGAGAAATCAGAAAATATTTTACTCCCGGTACCTCAGGTATCTACCCCTTCAAAACACCACCACTACTATGATTTATTTTCTCTTTTTAATATTGAGGCGCCATTGCCCGGGAAAAAAGCTGATAAAATGTTAATGGTTGCAATTTCGACATTGGAAGATCTAAATTTTGATTTAACGAAGTATCTAGAATGTTTATCAGTGAAATGTTCTAAATGGCTTTATACTGCTTACCCCAATAAAAGAGGAGATATAAAAACTAACGATTTTTTTGTGATTTTACGTCCGGACATTATTAAAAGGTCATTTAACGGCGAATTTGAGGATAAATAGTTATGAGTTATGAGATTGAGAAGAAAGTTTTAGGAGCTTTGGTACATATTGGTGATCCCGCAGATTTAAAAGTACAACAGGCCATGATTTTGTTAGATAAAGACTGTTTTATTGCCTATGATTCAATAGGAATCTTTAATGTTGTTTGTAAGTTTTACAAAAATAAAGAATGGTTTGACTACGAACATTTGCAGCGTTCTATCGATAGAGAATATTTTGAGACGTTTATTAGTTTATCAGCGGAATACTATTCAGTTCGCTCATTCCCAGAAGACATAAATTTCTTAGTAGACTCTGCGAGAGCTCGACGAGTGGGAAAGAATATAAAAACCATGGCTGATAATTTCAATAACGAGGGTTCTCCAAAGATTGCATGTGAATCAGCTATTGAAAGCGCTATACAATTAGCCAGAGAAGCTATGATTGAGGATAATGATATTTCCCATATTGAGAAGTTAATCGAGGAATATTTGACAGCTGATGAAAGCACGCTTTTGATACCAACCGGTATAGAGTCCATGGATAGCGTAAATAACGGTGGTTTTAAGGTTAAATCTCTAATCACTATCGCTGGTAGGTCTGGCATGGGAAAGACCGGATTTGCTACCCATTTGGCGTTTAAACTGGCAGAGAATCATCCCGACCACCAGGTTTTGTTCTTTAGCCTAGAAATGTCTAAGAAAGATATTTTGGAAAAATATTGGGCTTCTGTCATTGGGAAACACCCTGAATTTTTTACTAAACATGAAAAATCATTGGCGATCGCTCGCTCTTTGGAAGTTCCTATTTCAATAAGTGATAGAAAATTAGCTACTATTGACTATGTAGAGACTGCTTCGCGTATATTTTCTTTAACAAAGCCTATATCAGTTATTGTGGTTGATTATATTAATATCGTTCAAAATACGAAGCCATTTGAATCTCATGCGCTCAGGCAGGCTGACATTGCTATGCGTCTTTCAGCTCTGGCTATTGAATTAAATTGCATTGTTATTGTGTTATGTCAGGTTAACCGTGATTATGCTTCTCGTATGGATAAATGTCCTATTACCTCTGATGCTGCTGATTCTAGCGGTAGTGAGCGGTCTAGCGGCTATTGGCTGGGAATTCATAGACCCTGCGTTGATGACGACGATGACAAGCAGTTAGATAACCAGTTTATTGTAAAATGCCGAAAGAATCGCTGGGGAAAACCTTGGAAAGTTTTATTTGACTTTAACTCGGCAACATTTGGCGAGACTCAACAAATATTTCCTATGAATGAACCAAAAAAAATTGGGATGGCTAAATGGGACGAAGAAAGAACTATGCAAGAGAAATATAAAAACGTGAGGGGGAAATAATGCTTTATTTAGTTCCTAAATGTTCCGAGCTAAGAGAATTAATAGATTATGCCGAACAATTTAAAAATGATATATTTTTTTGTCCAAAATGTAGTCTTCCTATATTTATGGATAGAGGAAAATATATAAGATGTTTGGATATCAACTGTGGTCGTGAATTATCAGGTGATGATGATTGGTCTCTTAAAAAAAAGATAAAATTTCTTGATAAATATCGTGATAAATTAGTGAGAATAAAATGAACCCACTAATTCCCCAATTCGTAAAATTCTGCAAGAAGGAAAAAATCGACCTCATGGACGAGGATGTGGCGTATATCAACCGCTGGGTGTCATATGTCCCTCCGGATGAAGTTAAGGGGGTTTTAAGCGCTTATTTGCTTGAGTGGCGTAAAGGTATGAGTGAGGAGCTACAACCTCTTAAAAAGCAGGGATCTGGGCGCGGGAGGGGTAATATCTTCATACAGAAGGAATGTATTGCTATTGCTCGGAGATAGGGCAAAAGGGGAGGGGTAACTTGCCCCCCCTAAACTACGGTAAACTACGGTAAACCACCCCTAAGAAGATTTAAGAACTTTTTACTTTTGATTTTATTATTACGGTTTCTAACAGTGTCGATAATTGTTTGTTGACGATATCCCAGTTTGGGTCGGAAAAGTGATAGAGTTTTCCATTCACTAATACTTTAATTTTTGCATACTTATCTGACGATGTGCCTATCTTATATTGAAAATTTAGCTCTACACAGGCTTTGCTCATTCTTAAGAGTGAACATAGATTGTTTGCGTCTCGGAGTTGTTCGAATGTTGGTATCATTTGGCCGTCTCCTTGTCTATTTTTTGTTGTATTTCCTTGCGATGAACTGTTATCTCTTTTTTTGCAATAATTCCTAGACGAACCTGGTTGCTGTAGGTTCCTCCTACCATTATTTCTTGAACAAATATTTCTATGTGACCGTCAATTACGATTGACTCTCCGGGCCTTCTAGTTAGCATTAACATTTCATTATGTCCTTATTTTATCAGTCGTTCTAATCGTTGTAGATTGCCTCTTAGCCTCAATAGTTCGTCGTTTTTTATTGAAAATTCTTGTGCGTAGTCATGGGGCTCATACAGGAACGTTAACATCTTTGTATTGTCATCCAATGTGTCTATATCTATGTGGTATGTGTGGGTCATTAGGTCTTCTAGGTCTATCATTTGTTTTCAGTCCCTGTTTGTTATTATTGAAATTCTTTTTTACATTTTTGGCAGCTGACTTTTGTGCCGTTTGGTCCTATGTAGATTGCTAGATTGTGATTGCAATGGTTATCGAGCATGGATTGGATTTTATTGATTAATTTCATCGTGCCCCTATGTTCTGATAATGATTTTAGCAATATTAATTCTTCTTTCGTGAAGTCATTCATCATCAAATACCTTATGACATTTATTACATATGCATATCATCCATTCATCTTTTCGATAGCTTTCATGTTCGCAATAGTTTTCAATCATGGATTTGATTTTATCGTAAAGAGGAGATTGACCATTTGCTTGTTCTTCGTAGTAAATAAAAATCATTAGCTCTTCTTTTGTGAAGTCATTCATATTATAACCCCACATTTAATGCATGTTATTAAACCAACACTATGGCCATCAGGTGTTTTATGACCAATTAATCCAGGAACGTGTTCACATGCTTCATTATAGTTATCTATCATGGATTGAATTTTTAGATAAACATTTCTCATACCCGAACAGAAATGTTTTGAATTCCATAATTCTAATCCATCTCGAATATGCTCTAATTCTTCTTTTGTGAAGTCATTCATTTTCTCTAATCCATAATATAATTTCTAGCACTGTATGAACCGCCTGGTGAAAAGTAGCACTTGAATTATCATGATCACATACGGAATGTGCGCCGCTTAAATATTGATGTAATTTCTCAAGCTTATGTACTAATTCATCTTCTTTTGTGAAGTCATTCATTTATAATCCCACAACAATTTTTGCATCTTTCAATTGGGCATGTATCGTAATCATTAAATTTTTCTTTATGATCGCAGTAGTTGTCAATCATTGATTGGATTTTAGAGGGTAAATATATGAACATAGCAATGGATGTATCCATCACTGCTTCATAAATATCTTCTAGTTCTTCTTTTGTGAAGTCATTCATATCCTAAATGCTCCAATAAACAATAATGCACCAACAGTGAATAACATCTCAGCTGAAAATGAATTAATTTGTGAAAATGAGCAGCTCATAAGATATCCAGAGAATGCCCATACAGAACTTCTTAACATCCATTTTAATGTTGATTTCATGAAGTCATTCATTTAATAATTTCCTGATATGCACCATATGCGCGTTCGATCAATATATAGACGATCTCTAGGATTATTTTCGATCTTAAAGTCAAATCCGTTTTTTGTTAACTCTTCATACAGATTATGTACTTTGCTACCACATCTACCATACGCGCCATTACATTTCTTCATGGATTCAGTTATGTCCAGTATCTGCTCTTTAGTAGCATTAGATTTAAAATTAAAATATTCTTGAAAATGTCCATTGTTATCGTCAATAAAAACGTAATAATTCATCTTATTATCCTTACTTTATTTTTTTTTATGCTTTCTTCACAAAATTCTTCTGTATATTCAATTAGGTTTTTACAGACCTCGTAGATATAAACGTTTGTTTCTGGGTGCGTTCTTAATTCATTTACTGTTTCTTCAAGGTAGTGACAGAATATTTCTTTTGGAGTCATTTTATTTCCTTTAATTCTTCTGACACAGTTTGTTGATTAGAAATATCATTTAGAAGCCAATAGGCTTCATCCATTTCTACGGGGGTTATTTTTCCATCCAGAGAATCTGTTAGATATATCATTAATTGAATTATCTGTTTTTCACTTATTATCATCTATAGAATCTTCCTTTAGCCAAATATTTGTACAAGTGTGGCGCATATTATGACAACGCATACAATTATTGTGATGTAAATCATTTGTAGAATTCTCCGCATTTTTTGCATTCATATCCGCAATGATTGTTAGGAAACGTAGATTGCATCCAATATTTCCCATCGCTTTCGTGTTGGCATTCAACCTTTTCAACTATCGAACAACAGACGCCCACTTTTACCGTAGCATTTCCTGTTACAGTAATACCTGGAAATAAGGGTAATTTTTCATCGTTCATTTGTAGAATTCTCCGCATTTTTTGCATCTCCAAGGAGGGCCGAACTGTGTGGAGTCGCTTTCGTGTTGGCATTCACCGATTTTTTGCATACCCAATTCTTTGGCATCCTCATCTATTTTTAGAGATAACCAGTAGGCTATTTGGGCTTCGATTAGGGCTTGTTTTGTGGGGTATAATTTTGATTCGTAGATGAGGCCTCTATTGTAGGGATGGCTCAAATAATATCTACTACCCGATATACCATCGACAACATAGGACTGGCATTCATCATCCTCAACAATCCATACTTCATCGCCTACTTTGTATTTTGGTTCTGGTTGCGTTAATTCTTTAAGTTTGTCGAGTAGGTCATCTTCGGTAGTAAATTTCCAATCAAATACTAATTTTGAATCATCTGTTATTTCTAAACAAAACAAGCGCCAGCTTAAAATTTCTTTTCCATGGATTGTAGAAATGTTTACAATTCGTGGGAAATTCATTTCTGTATATTTATCAGCCAATTTATGCGCTTTTTTAAGTTTTTCGTAGTCAATCATAATTTTTCTTCCAAATGTAATTTATTACATACTTCGTTCATTCTCCACCTTAAGTCATTCACTTGTCCTTGTAGCTCACATATAATTAATCCGTATTCGTCTACTCGTCTGCTTATTTTTCGATTTTCTTCGATTTGATATTTTCTGTGGTCTTCTAGTTTTTCTATGTCAATCATTTTTTACTCCTTGTCTTGTGATGTAGTAATAATAACGTACCGACTACAATTATTGATAATATAGCGGACGCCCCTACTACATGGACAAGTTGTTGAGACTGGTCTGCTTTCAATTCTTTAAGACATATGGATTGCTCCATATAGTCTTTTTTTAGTAGACATGCGTCTATTTGGGTTTGTATGGTCATTTAAATTCATCCTCGTATTTGTAGTCGGATTGGTGGTCGTCTTCATAGTCTAGTTTTCGTTGTAAGTCGTCGTAGGCTTGCTCTTCTTCATCTCCGAAGTATGAATCATATTGGCTAATCATTTTTTTCTCCTTTTAAAACTTCATATTCTTTTGGAAATCGTCGTAGAACTTCTTCAATCAATAATTTATTGCTCAATAGTGGTTTTTTTAGTCTATTTAACATTAAATCCTCTTCTACTAATTCTTTAATTGCCTCTGTCCATCCTTTGTCGTATGCCCAGATCACTAGATCCTCTATTTCGTCTTTGTCTAGATAGCCATCGTCGTTTCGGCATAGTTCTATTAGCTCTCTTGCTTCTTTGGATTTCATTTTTAATATCCTCTCAACTTTTGCCTATCTTCATGCGCTCGTTCGTACATCTCTTGTGCTGTTGGTGCGTCATAGTCGGGTTCGTCTGGTCCGTCAAAAAAAGTGTCTATATGGGACTTAGCCGCCTCTTCTGCTTCTTGTTCTGTATTATAATATTGGTCTGAATCATAGTCTGTGTGCTCTGTAAATATGGTGTATACGTAACTGACCTGTTCTTCAGGTTTAGAACCAGTCCAGTAACTTGTATTTATCTCTTCTACGTATGTTTCTATGTTGTATTCATAACCTTCGTGAATGTTCATTTTTTAACCCTTTTAAATAATCAATTAGCTCGTCGATATCAAAATATTTTTTCCACTCACCTTCTTCTGAATCATATATTGTAAATTTTTGATCCGCAGTGATCACACAGTACTGTGCCGGTAATTTTTAATCCTTCGCTCATTTTGTAGTCATAGCAAAAATCACATTTTTCTAAGGATGACTTTAAACATTCGTCCAACCAGTCCCTAAGAATTTTGGCGCTAACACTATTAAATATTGCTCCAAAATAGGGATTTGATGACTTATCTTCTCGCTCATATAATCTGCATTCTTTATCTCTAAAGGAAAAAACCATACACTCCAATCTTTCTTTATCATTGCAATGAAGGTGAGACCCAAATACTCCCCCTTTTATACATTTAAACATTTGCTTTTCTCCCATAACAATTTTATGTGATTTATCGCGTCTTCTCTTTCATTGCATTTATAGAGGATTTCATGATTAAAGTGACCACCCTTTACAACTGCCCAATAAACATCTTCACCATATATTTTTTTTTGAACCGCTGAATGTGGGATATTTTTTATTAGTGTTGAGTAATGAGTTTTCATTTTTGTTTTCCTTGTTTTGTTGTTGATGTGAAGCGACCGTTAGGCCGCATTCTCTATCTGTCTTTTGCAGCTCATTAGGTGGTGCAGAACTTCAGTTGTTGTTTTCATGAATCCTGTTATTGTCATAATGTCTTGGTTTGCGAAGAACTTGTTATTCTGTACTTCTAATAATTTTTTTATTACGTCGGCTCTTGTCATTTTGTTTCCTTGTTTGTTATTGATGTGTGTATTGTAGCAGACAATACGGCTAAGTCAAGCCTTAGGGCTAATTATTTTTATGGTAGTTTTGGGTGATAAATATACATGGCAAGGGATTGTTGTTTTTATTGATTTTATGTAGACTGTTAACAGATTTACGCACAGAATTTGTGGATAATTATGGAATTGTATACGGAATGTACAGATAATATGAAGGCACTTAGATTATATCTTGATAGTGTTGATGCTTATATAGTATATTTGAGAGAAACATATGGCGTCTGGTAAATGTTTGGCTTGTGCTGGGAGTGGTACAGTTGTCGGGTTGGGCATGATGGCCTCTGACTGTCGTAAATGTGAGGGCGATGGCATTGGGGCGATAGAGACGTCGCCAGTCCTCGACAAGCGAAGTGCTCATTATAGGCAAGCGATTAAAAAGATTATGGAGTCCGGCGTGTCGAAAGATGAAGCTGCTCGGATATTTGATGAAGAATTTAACAAGTTATGAGTAATTAAATCGTGGGTCATCAAAGAGCTTCTGCGCAGATGACATCTTGCCCGCTTTCGCGACTGATGATTCGAAAGATGAAAGCCTAGGTTATCGCGGAGTAGCCCAACGGCGGGGAATAACTGGCTACCAGGAGGCTCACTATTTAATTATTTATAAGGTTTTATCATGGCTGGTGGCCGTCCTACAAAATACACTCCTGAAATGTGCAAGAGAATCTGTGATTTAATTGCCACACATGGTTGGGGCGTTCAAAAGCTATGCAAAGCTTACCCGGACATTCCTACGCCAGAAACTATCAACCAGTGGAGACATCAATATTCTCAGTTTTCTGATGAGTACTTGGCCAGTCGGTTCAAACAAACGCATGCTATGTTCGAATCAGCCATTGACGAAGTAGAATCAATACAGGACTATTTCTACACTAACCCCAATAATGGTGCTATATGTGTAGATTCAGGAGTGGTTGCCGCTAAAAAAGCCATTGCGAATCAAAAGACTCATCAGGCAGCCAGACTCAATCCTAAAATGTATGCTGTGCAAAAGACAGGCGAAGATTCAAACCCTCAAGATACATTGTCTAAGATTAAATCTTTAGTTGATGATTTAAACAAAACAAACAGTAGCGAGATATAATGTTTTGGATTGATGTAGAAAAAGAAAAGCCGGATAAAAATGATGTGGTGAATGGATATGTTAGTGTATGGTGGCTTACTCGATATATACATCTTATCATGCCCGTTAGTTTTGTTGACGAGCAATGGTACTCATATCATTTTGACAACGAACTTGGCGCTATGAAGGGTTATATAATTACAGGCGTTGAGAGATGGATCCCCTTAGAAGCTTTTAACGAGACAAACATTACCGAAAAATAACCCTTTACCCCTATCGGCGTGTGTTATGGCCAGATAATTACTAATTGTAGTCCCCTCGATAGGGGTATTTATTATGACAATCGTGGCTGAGTGGTCTTAAAGCGAATCTAGTATAGCAGGCTGGCGTGGTACTAGAACCTACACGCACGGGCTCGTACGTTCGAATCGTACCGATTGTCAACCCTTTCGATTTTAACGAGTGTGACAAGCCCTTCACGTGACGAAGGGCATTAACTATGCTCTGCAATTGTCTGCGGCCAGTTAATCCTGGTTGGCGTGCGCTTAAGCTTGCAGAGCGCCATTAAAAATAGGCTGTAAATAATGAGTGATGAATATATCAATAAAACCTGGGAAGAGTTGGTTGTGGCTATTTACGATAAAGCAGAAGAGCGCAATGAAAACCTGCAAAGAATAATATCTGACTTTGAAGAAGAAATTTCTAATCGATTCGAAATACAAATTGATGAAATAAAGGAATATGTCGAGTCTATCAAGAATAAAATTCATCTTTGTATTTGGAATAGACTATCTGATGCTACTCCAAATGATTTAGAGATGAATCAAGAGGGATTCTTAATATATCAAGAAGGAATGCATTTTTGTGGAAATGTCAGATGGGAAGAAAATAAATTTTCAGTTTGGGTGGACGATGTTGAAATGTGGTGTGATTTTATAGATAGTGAGGATAATCCTGTGTTTTGGCTTCCATTGACCTATCCTTGTCCCTATTAAAGGTTGAGTGAGTATGAAATGGTATTCAGTTAATAAATATAAGCCAGTACAATCAGGAATGATGTTTGTACGTGCAAAGTGGACTTTTAAAAGTGACGAAGATAGATTAGAAATAGTTTATTTTACGGATGGAAGGTATGCGGATGGAAGGTATTTTGAATGGTCAGGCGATAAAGAAGACTACGAAGATGATATGACAGATAAAGTAACTCACTTTTGTATCCCTAGTCCGGTAGAAATAGATGAATAAATGGATAAAATGTAACGATAGATTGCCTGATAAAGATGGAAAATGTTCAGATATTTATATAGTTATGTATGATAAATATTATCCTGAATTTCGAGGTAGAAAGTTAATACCTGAATTGGCTGTATATGATTATTATTTACCGTACGATAATCTTTCGTGGCTTTCTTTGAAAGATTACAAATGGTTAGATGTCGTTTATTGGATGCCTCTTCTCGAAACTCCCAGTGATATAGATAAAGAGACTGATAAAATCATGAATAAATATGCTGGAGCACTTAAAAATTTGGCGGATAGATGAATCAATCTAAACATGGAAAAATATGCGCTGACGATCCAAAATGGGCTCATGCTCGATTTTGTAAAGTTCATGGGCATCATGGGATTCTTTATAAATGCGACTTATATCCCCCTGAAGTATTGAAAGAAATCGACAGTCATCCAGACGCTGATAAAGGATTTTTGCAGATAATTTTCGAGAGTCTGGAGAAAATTGAAAATGAATCAAAATGACCATGCCCAATTAATATCTGATTTACAATCAAGTTTTTTTCTGTTTACTCGAACCTTTTATCCTTTATTAACTGGTCGTGATTTTATTATTCCATGTCCCCCCGGTAGAGAAAATCATATAGTTACTATTTGTAGGGAATTAGTAAAAGTTGCAAAGCTAGAAACAAATAAATTAATAATTAACGTTCCACCAGGGCATGGAAAAAGCACATTATTATCAATGTGGGTGGCATGGTGCTTGGCCAAATATCCTGATTCTAGATTTCTTTATATATCATATTCTCAGACTTTAGCAGCGTCTCATACTGATACCATTCGTCGTATTATGATGCTTGCCGAATATAAGCAATTATTTGACGTTCATTTGCGATCAGATTCCAAGGCTAAAGATTTTTTCCAGACAACAGAAGGCGGGCAGGTCGCGGCTTTTGGCAGTGGAGGTGCTATAACGGGAAGGGATAGTGGGCTTCCCGGGTTACCAAGATTTTCAGGAGCTACAATTATTGATGATGCTTTGAAGCCAGATGATGCTCACTCCGATACAATGCGAGATAAAGTTAACAGTAATTACAGAGAAACTATACAGCAGCGAGCTCGTGGGATAAATGTACCGACAGTTTATATAGGTCAACGTCTACATGAGGCAGATTTAGCAGCTTATCTGCTGGCAGGTGAAGATGGTCATTATTGGCATAGAGTGATATTGAAAGCGATAGATGAGGTCGGGAATCCTTTATACCCAGAAGCTTTTCCTTTAGATATGCTACGAATAAGACAGGAACATGATATTTATATGTTTTCCTCACAATTTCAGCAAGATCCACAACCAGCAGGTGGTGCCGTGTTTAAAGACGAATGGTTTATAATCATGGATTATGAGCCACAAATGCTGGCGACTTTCATTACTGCGGATACTGCGGAAACTGACAAAGACTACAATGATGCGACAGTGTTTAGTTTCTTTGGACTGTATGAAATAGAGAATATGGGCCGCAAAACTGGCGAATATGGGTTGCATTGGATAGATTGCTTGGAGACAAGAATAGAACCATGCGATTTACACTCAACATTTATAGACTTCTGGTCAGGCTGCATGCGGCATAAAATGCCACCTCAAATGGCAGCTATCGAAAAGAAGAGCACCGGAAGCTCGCTTTTATCAGCCCTCAAGGACATTCGCGGCATGCAGATAAGAGATATACCACGAAATGCTGCCACTGGGAATAAGACCAAAAGATTTTTGGAATGTCAGCCTCATGTGGCAGCTAAAAAGATAAGTTTTACCTTGAATGCTAGACATCCTAAAATGTGTATCGACCACATGATTAAATTGACGGCAAACGAAACACATCGTTTCGATGATATTGGAGATACTTTATGTGATGCCATCCGCATCGCACTTATTGACAAAACATTAATACATGCAAATACTAACCAAACAGATTATAATCAAATGGCGAGAAGTTTAGTTTCCAAGCAGAATAGCGTAGAGAAACTAAGGCATAAAGCCTATAAATAATTATCTATGAGGACGACGCAGGTATGCAAGTTGCTCAACGACATCAGGAACGATTAGGGAAGATAAAAAATCGAGTCCGTAACGCACACGATTACTTCAAAGAAAACTATGACAGATATAACGAATTTATACGGTTTGTCTTTGAGTCCAATTTGTCAGGAGATGAGATAACCCTTCTGCAATCTATCAATAGACCCCAATTAGAATTCAACATATTAGAGTCGAGGATTAGTCGATTACTCGGGGAGTTTAGCAAACAAGAGCCTGACATTTATGTGACCGCAGATGACGAGACTAAAGCCGATGCGTTAACGATGAAAGTTGTTGAAATGCATTTGCGCCACACTCTGCTAGATATAGGTAATGAACATACTAGGTATGAGGTTTACAAGGACTTATTAGCTGGTGGATTTTCTGTTTTTAAAGTATACACAGACTACGCAAACTCCATGTCAATGGATCAAGTAATAAACATAAAACGCGCAGAACCCACGCTATGCGTGTTCGACAAGCTGGCCCGATTGCCGCATAAAGGCGATGGCATGTTCTGCGCTGAGTTATTTCCCAAAAGCAAGGAAGACTTCGAAGAAGAATTTCCTGATACGCCTACGAATACATTATCATTCAGAAGAGATTTTGCAGGCTTTAACTGGTCATATATCAATGACAATTCATCTATTATCCTAGTTGCTGACTATTACGAGAAAGTTAAGCGCGAACAGACTATCGTTAATGTTCGTGATGATAAGAATCCATCAGGTAAAGTAATGACCTCTCAAGCATACCGAAAGTTATTGGATGAATGGGATGATATCACGATGCCACCTGTGCAGATTGGTAAGCCTCGTAAGACCACAATAGACAGAATAGATAGATATCGTGTTATAGATAACCAGGTTCTTGAGTATGAACAGACTGATTACACTATGCTACCACTGGTGTTTGTAGATGGCTCAAGCGTCATGGTTAAGACGCCAAAGAACGGCAATGTACGGCAAGTTTGCAGGCCTTATGTATATAATGCCAAAGGTGCGCAACGCCTTAAAAATTATGCTGGTATTGCGTTAGCTAACGAGATAGAAAATTCTACTCAAGCTAAACTAATGGTAGCGAAAGAAGCATTGCCGAAAGAAGAAGATTTATTAGATGCGTATAAGAACCCACAAACAGCAAATGTTTACGTATTTAATTCAGTTCATGAGTCTAACCCAGAGATGCCGATCAGCAATCCAATCAAGGAAGTACAAAAGATGCCGTGCCCTCCTGAAATTGTGCAGGCGTTTAGTGGTGCGGATTCACTGGTAGAGCAGGTTTTGGGTTCGTATGATGCCAGTCTAGGTATTAACAACAATCAGCTTTCAGGCGTTGCTATTGTTGAAGGAGCTACCCAGTCTAATAGTGCAGCGATGCCCTATATTGTAGGCTTTATGCAAGGATTGCAAAGAGCCGCGCAGATATACGTTGATTTGCTTCCCAAGTACTACGCAACACCAAGAACAATACCAATATTGGACGAAGAAGGGAAAAGGAATTCCATTAAAATTAACACAAAAGACGGCGTACCCTTTGACTTTGATACAAACGCATTAAACATTGTCGTCAAAGCGGGCGCTAGCTTCCAGGTGCAAAAAGCTCGTACCATCGATATGGTCAAACAAGTTATGCAGATGTCACCTGAGTTTGCTAACTTTATCGGCACCAAGGGTATTAACTTTATCCTTGAGAACGTCGAGGGCAAAGGTGTTGAACAGTTGAAGACAATGGTTGAAGCATGGCAACAAGAACAAGAAAAGATGAAACAGCAAGCTATGCAAATGCAGCAAGAAGAAGCTCAAAATAATCCTGCCAAGATGAAGTTACAAGTAGATATGCAGAAGTTACAAATGGAAGCTAAAAAGAATGAAGCACAGTTTGCGGTCGATATGGAAAAAATACAGCTCGAGAAGTACAAAACAGAAGCCGACATCCATATGAATGAAACATCCGGAAGTGTGCAATTAGTTAAGGCGATGACAGAGCGATTAGCAAAACATACGGATTTGGAAATTAAGAAAATGGACATGAGTCATCGCCACCTTAAAGAAGCGATAGAAGTGCATCATATGAAGAACATGAAACCTAAAGAGGAAAGAGCAAATGGCTAAAGGACCAACATGGGGAGATTTAAAAGGTGCTCCTTTTGATGAGATTAAAAGAGTTTATAAACTTAATGATAAGCAGCTTGAAATGGGCGTGCGCAAGCATTTGGATGGTGCCACCCGCGAAGAAATGAAGTCTGTTTATAAAGAAGTTTGGACCCCTGCGAATAAGAGGTAGTAAATGTCAGAAGCACAAGATTACTTTAGTCAAGCTATAGAGATGGGTCGTCAAATAGAAGCTGAAAAGGTTAAATGGACCAGAGAGATATTGCAGGAACATTTAAGAAAAAAAGGATTTTATTATTTATGTCACTGTCCTTTTCATTCGGAAAAAACAGCAAGTGGTATTTATGATGCTTTAAGTGATGATTACCATTGCTTCTCATGCGGTAAAAATTGCGATGGTTATGAATTGGCCAGAATGTTGTCAGGAGGGGAAGAAGATGCCTTTAATAAAAAATGCGAAACCGGGAACTGCGGGTTTTAAGAAGAATATCAAAGCAGAGATATCCGCTGGAAAGCCTCAGAAACAAGCTGTAAAGATAGCCTACGTCGAATCAGGCGAAAAAAAGAAAAGGAAGAAAAAATGAAAGAAATGAAACGAAAAAAAGAAGTTAAAAAGCCTAAGAAGCATATGGATGAAAAGGCTGATAAGATGTTAGTCAAGAAAATGGTTAAATCAGGATGTATGAAATGAGTTATAATCGAAATAACTATCCCTGGATGACCGATGATATGTTTGATTCTTTCACTTTTTATGCAAGTAGATTTGAAAGCGCCATTGAAAAGGAAGTTGTAAATTTAATTTTAAATAATAATATATCAAATTATGGATTCAAATCATTTAATGAAATAATGAATGGCAGTGAAATAAGTTTTGACTTACCAGAAAGGAACGCAAAATAAATGACAGAAGAAGAATTCGAGAAAATTATAGAAGCTACAGCAAATGTAATGACAGCATTCCACCAACGACTAGAGAGGGTAGAGCAATGGATGTTAATTCAAGAAGAGGCGAAAAAGGCAAAGCCACGCCTTATAACAAACGGGAATCAAAAGATAATAAAAAGGCGGTAGCGTCTACTGAGAAATCGGTTCGTCCTGTTAAAAAGATTGCTGAAAAAAGCAAGAAGATGGTGGCAAAGCCTGATGTTGGCGGAAAGAAATCAATGAAAGATAAGATTAAGATGCCTGGAAAGAAAGATATGAAGGATTGTAAATATTAATATGGAGAATTGAATGTCTATAGTAATTAGTCTGTTGATTTCACATTTACTATCAATGATTGAAGCAGCATTGATAGCCGAAGAACCCACAATAGTTGCTGAAATGCAGTTATTAATAACAAAACTTGAGGGTTATATATCTGGTAAATCTACTACAATTGCCGCTGATATTAATCCCGTTCTTAACAATATAAGTGCCATCGTGCCTACAGTTGTAAATACCACAATATCGGCGGTACAATCTAATATATCTGACTCCGCAACTATGTGAAAGGAAAATAAATGTCTAATATATTTTCTCCCCCACTTCCTTTTATTGGATCAGTGGGATTTGTTCCGGATTTTAGGATGGCTGCCTTTGTGGATAGCTATGACACAATTGCTGCTCCAGGCTATTTAAATAATACAGATATTTCTGGTATTCCGCCGCTTACCAATAATTCTGTTATCATGGCTTTCTATAGTTACAATGTTCAAACGGGCGGTTCTATTTATAATTTTGACTTTTTCGGCGTATCTATTGATGGTAATGGAATAATCACTTTGCAGGGTTGGTAATTTAAGGAGCTAAAATGAGCAATAAGATGATGAAGGGAATGATAGATAACAGAATGGTTAAAGACACTCACCAGGAAGGCATAAGCAGAGTTATGCAACGTAAAAGCGAAAAGAATCCAGCTGATTCTGCCGGTCATCATGGCAGCATGAAAGATGGGTGGGGAAAAGGTGCTGGTTCCGAGAAGAATTGGAAGCGTTCTGACGCGTCATTAACTCCACGCAAAGCTTAATAAGGAATAATGATGGGCGCACTGATATATCAATTGCCTATTTCTATTGTAGGAACAACAAATGTTATTCCTAATTTTAAATACCTCGTGAGTGGTGATAATTTATCTACGGTAACCACTGCGGGATATTTAAATCAAATAGATCTTCAAAGCAATCCTATCGCGAGTACGGATGTAATACAGATGCTTTATAGTTTTGATTTGCAAACGCAAGTTGGAATATATAATGCATTTTCTGTCTCTATAGATAATGGAGTTATCACTTTAAGCCCTGAGATTAGCGAGGGAAATGTTATTTTTCCAGTTGTCCGAGGTAATGTTGCTCAATTTTATGATACAAATGGGGCCATTTCTGACACTGGAGTATCAACGTCCGATCTGTTGAATAGGAATATCATTAATTCATTTAATACTAACGGTGGTCTGATTTTCACTACTAATATTTATACTGCCCCTGGTGGTAGCGTAACTGTTACTACGCAAGCTGGAATCATTACCACGGATGCATTATCAACTGCTTCAGGATCATTTTATACCGTTACAATAACGCCTCCATTTATCTTGCCTGTGGCGTCTGTTGTTTTATTTCAATTAAGACATGATGGATCCAATACAGCGGGGAATAATATATCCTTTAGTTATGCAATATCTAATCTAGGTCAACCTATAGTTGTTGAACTTTTAAATCTAAATTCTGGCGCGTTGAATGGAACCATTAATTTTGGATATTTTATCGTCACTTAATTATTTAATATATATAAAGGACTGATTATGAGCGTTACAATTTATCAACTACCTACACCGTGGCCTGCGACTGTGGGAATATCTCCTAATTTTAAAGCAATGGTATGTGGGGACGATCTTTCCACGATTTCAACCGAAGGGTATCTTAATCAAGTAGATTTACAAAGCAATCCTGTTTCTACTACAGATATTTTGCAAATTCTTTATAATTTTAATCCACAAACTCAAGTTGGATTATATGGTTCTTTTAGTGTCTCTATAACAGATGGAATTATCACTCTGATGCCAACTTCAATTCCAGGGGAAATAATTTTACCAGTTACGACGGGAGATTTTGCAAACTGGGCAAATACTTCTGGAGCGTTGGCTGATTCTGGATACAAACCCTCTAATAGCAGTTTGTCAAATGTTTCTATGGTGGATTTAACAATAACCCCGGTTTCTGGGGATGTTGTCGTATTTTCCGATAATATGGGTTCCATTAAAGACAGCGGGATATCATCTTCGGCATTAGTATCATTAACTTCACCACCTGCATCAATAGATTATATAGCTAAATTTTCAAGTGTCACCGGAAACATAACTTCTGCTCCGGGAGCAACCATTAATGCTGGTGATATCCAGGCTGGACTTAGTGGAACCGCAGGAAGCTTCATTTGTTATCCTCCAGACGCAAACTCAGGTAACTTTATCATTAATTGCCCTACAAACTTAGGAGATTATTCAATAGCTCTAGAGCTAGCTCCTTATGGACAAGTAACAAATATTACCATACCTGATCCCGCCAATGCGTCAGCACAAATTTTATTGGGACCAGGCAATGCACCTTTTGTAAACGGAAACTTTCCTGTTGCACAGGGAACAGCAGGTATAATGATAGATTCAGGAATATCCTCATCAACTATTATTGTCCAAAATGCTCAACCCAAATTATATGCATCTCAAGGACCTGCAGTAGCACAATCTGTTCCTTCTGGAGTTTATACACAACTTACTTTAGATACAGTAACGTTTGATACTGCATCATCATTTGCAGCTAATGCTTACACGGTCAGAGTTACTGGATATTACTATGTTAGTTATCAAATAATTTTACAATTAATGAGTGGCGATACGGGGATTATATTAACAAGTGCTGTTTACATTAATGGAGTAGCCTCGCAATTTCTAGCGAATACTGGGGCTGTAGCTAATGCAGATGTAACGCTAGTAACAAGTGCTGCTAACGGCGTTATGTTTCTAACTTCCGGTCAAATATTAACATTGTCAACCAATCAAAATTCGGGAGCAAACAGAATAATACTTTCTGGAGGAGGTCCAGGAAATACTTTCCTGACCCTATCTCAGTTAGTATAACTATAATATATTGGGCAACCCAATTAATCTTATTCTTAAGATTAATTGGGTTTGCTTCTTTAAATTTATAAATTAATTTATTTTTCCACCATATTTTCTCTAAACCATTCATCAGTCTTCTCAACATAATAATAAACCTTTCCTTTGCCCTTCATCTGTAAATACGGTGGGCCTCTCTTCAATGAACGCATCTTTTGAAACCAATACGGAGAATATCCATATCTATCCGCGGCCTCTTTATCGGTCATAACCATTTCATTCATCAATTTTATCATCAATAAATCCCTGTATTTTTATGAAAATCATGAACCAATTGTAACAAGCTTTGCTCAAAAAATCATTATTTATTACAGTCTATCTAACAATTTCAGTATGTAGACTCGTGACACATAGCGAGGATATTTACCGTAGCGGGGCAACAGCTAGTTCACTCAAACTTTAAATTGAGGCAACAGCGTGGCGGCGTTAACAGCTAGAAGGATGTAATTGATGGATGATGTAATAGGTCAAAGCACGGAAGTATCGACACCAGCACCAGTTTCAGCCCCTGAAACATCAGCTCCGCAAGAGAAGATGCTAAGGCAGTCCGAAGTTAATGACATTGTAGGTAAGCGATCGCAGGAGGCAGCGTCTCGAGCGGTAGAGCAGTACAAGCGCTCCCAAGAGTCAGCACAATCCAACTATCAGCCATCACCACCTCAGACTCAACAGAATTATTCGATGAGCGAGGAGCGGTATAGGCAGGTAGCGGCGGAGGAAGCACAAAAGATTCGCGATACCGAACGGTCAGAATGGCAGACACGCAGTGAAACTGAAAATGCCCAGAGAATCGTAAAGAACTTTTACGATAAAATGGCAGTTGGCAAAGATAAATACGAAGACTTTGAGAAAGTTACTGGTGACGTTGAATTGCAACGATTCCCTAATACCGTACACATGTTGGCTGAGATGGTAGATAACCCACATGATGTGCTTTATGAATTAAGCAAGAATCGTGCAAAATTGGCTCAACTAGAATTAACAGCTCGGGAGTTTCCACAGGAAGCTATCCACGACTTGCGACGTCTTGCTGATTCAATCAAAAACAACGAAGCTGCAAGTAGCAGACGAACACCTAATGCACCTTTAAGTCAACAACGACCTTCTAATCTTGGAACGGATTCCGGTAGTAATGCGTTGTCTATGCGTGATTTAAAGTCAAAATACAAAGGCTAGTCAACAAGTAGCTATTTGATATCCGACCTATTTAATTATAGTTAGGAGTGCCAAAATGGCCGTTTTTCCCAATAATATTTTACAGCAAGTGCAGACCTATCAACGTTCTGGCTTGGCTTTATTACAAAACCTTTGCTGTCACATTAGTACAGCCAATACTAAGTTCAAAGATTTCGACAACATCCAGGCAAATCTTGGTTCTGTAGTCACATTCGACTTGCCCCCACGTGCAACTACAGTTGCGGGTCTTGTTGCAGCATTTCAACCAGCTGTGCAGCGTGTACAGACACTCGCTTGTGACCAAGCAAATAACTCATCATTCTCCGTCACCTCACAACAACGTATCTTCAACTTGGAAAAAGGCGAAGAAGATTATATGCGTGTGTTTGGTAAAAGTTTCATCGCTGAACTTGCCACCCAGGTGGAAGGTAATATTGCCAAAAATTGGGATTCTAGTGTAAACAGTCAGTTGACTAATACATTAAATACCTTTTCAGGTCCTTATAGGTTCTTTGGCAATGGCTCAACAGCATTGACAAGTTATCAGCAATTAGCCCAATCTATTATGTTGTTTAAAAATTATGGTTCAGTCGCTGAAGGTATTAAAGTTTACTTACCTGACACTATTGTACCTGCTATTGTTGGTAGTGGTTTAAATCAATTCGTTCCCAAACGAAACGATGATATTGCTATGTCATGGGAAGTTGGCGATTTTGGCACTCCTTTAGTTAATTACTATCAATCAAACTTAATGCCCATTCATATTTCTGGTAATACAGGTGTATTAGGACAGGTATTGACTGTTGTAAGTACTAACGATCCAACAGGTCAAAATGTAACTCAAATTACTGTTTCTGGAGCCACAGCTTCCGATGCAGATGCAGTATTTTCCGGCGATTTGTTCCAGTTTATAGATATTTCTGGCTTTCCAAATATGCGTTATTTAACATTTATTGGTCACTTTCCTAGTGCCAATCCTGTGCAATTCCGTGTAACCGCAGATGCTTCAGCTTCTGGTGCTGGGAATGTTGTGTTAACAATTACTCCCGCATTGAATTGGGCCGGCGGCCAAAATCAAAACCTAAACAATCCTATTCAAGTTGGTATGGAAATTACTGGTCTGCCTTCTCATAGATGTGGGGGTATATTGGGAGGAGAAGCTTTTTACTTAGCAATGCCTCAGCTTCCAGAACAATCACCATATGACACTGCGAATGAATATGATGAAGACACAGGTTGTTCATTGCGATTAACTTATGGTTCTTTATTTGGGCAAAACCAAACAGGTATGATTTATGACGAAACCCATGGTTCTGTCATCGTTCCTGAATATTCACTACGTTATATTATTCCATTGTCCCAAGGTTAATGATGGATGGGTCGATGATATATTGTCATCGACCCACTTAATGATTTTTCAGGAGCAAAAAAATGCAAGAACAAATTCAAAATGATCCAATCATAAATTTACCCAATCTTTATAAGAACGGATTAGTATTAACCTATGGAGATGCGACGCACCTATCGCTAGGCGCTGGAAATTGTAGAGATTCAAATAATACTATCGATATTAATTTGGGCTATTCAAACGTTGAAAACGAAACGGTATCTGCTCCCATTATATTGAATATGAATGTTAATGGAGTGAACGGACTTGATACAGGAACATTAACTTCAAGTAGAATGTACAATATTTTTGTTATAGCTGATTCCAGGTATTACCAACCTGTAGGTTGCATAGCAAGCTTATCTGCAGTTCCGCTATTACCTGCAGGATATGATTCTTATAGATTAATTGGATTTTGGCCCACAAATGATGTCACTAGTTTAAGCCAAGGTTATTATAGCGCGCAAGGTAATAACTTAACTTTTAATTATGACTCACAACAGATAGTTCTTACAGCTGGTACCTCGAATATTACGGCCGTCGTAGATGTTAGTGCTGTAGTACCCTCAGGTATTTCTCAAGTTATTGTAGGAACATTGAGTTATTATACTGGTGGTACACTAGGAAATGCTCTCAATCTTTATAATCATAATAATACCAATACTAATTATGTCGTTTATTTTTGTGACGTAGTGTCCCAGATACAGTCGAATGTTAGTTATTTAATGTCAGGATATGTAGGTTCTTCCCCAGCCGTTGTATATAAAGTAGGCTCAGGAGATAGCGTGACGTTATATGTACTTTCATTTCAAGTGACTGTGTAAATATTAGGAGAAAACCATGGCTTATACAGCTCAAGAGTTGATAACTAGGTCATGGTTCCTTTCGGGGATTGTTGCGAGGAACCTTCAGTACCCCATTGGTGATGAAATAGAGGACGGGCTGTATCTTCTTAATGCATTGTTGGACTTTAAGCAGGTTGAAACGGAGCTCATAAATTATTACCAATATATCACCTTCAATGCTGTCCCTGGCCAGGAATACTACTACCTTCCTTATGTTGCCGAGATAGAGGTTATGACTTTTAATTTGGGAGTCGTTAGGTACCCCATGGTATCACAGCCTCGGACCAATTATTTTGGATCCTCTCGCGTAGATAATATTGAGACGCTACCATTTTCTTACAATTATGATAGAGCTTTGGGCGGTGGAAATCTTGGGATGTATTTTATTCCAGACCAGCCATATCCTCTTAAAATGAAGGTTAAAATATTCTTAACTGAGGTTCAGCTGACAACTGATTTAACAAATATATCAGAATCATTTTCTAATCCAAATAATATTCCTTTTTACACTCCCTATACTTTTATCAATAGCTCTAATCAAGGTTATGATACAAGTTATATAGAAATGTTACGATTTGCATTGGCAAGGTACATGTGTAATGAGTTTGGCGTTATGTTTAGTCCTCAATCAGAAGCTATATATCAAAGTTATATCCGCAAAATGATGTATTTGTCTCCTCCTGATTTATCGATGAAAAAGTTATCAATATTATTTGCAAATAACCAAAGTGGTTATAATTGGGGCGATGTAAATATTGGTCATGGATGGCGCAATACGTAACATTTTTATTCAATTGATAATAATCAAATACCTGATATACTACAATCTATTAGCCTAGCTCGACGGAGCGAAAAGGGCGGCTCATCACTGCCCCGGCTTCTCATTTCAAGCTCAAATAATGTAATAAAACTGGAATGATAATCGAGGTCAGTATCAATCCTATCGTCATCATAAATTTCGATTCTAATTTAGAGTCCATAGATTTCATCCCCGCATCGATTTTAGATTCGATATTATCAAATCGTTTGTCTATCTTCTTTGCGATATCTTCAAGAATTCTTATGCGGACTTCATGGTTTATGTAGTCTTCGGGGGTCATTCAAAAATTTCCCAAATACATCCAATAATACCGAGAATCATAACTATGATACCAATAAAACCTAATACAGCCATTTTACAATCCAATAAATAAACATGAAAGTATTATATTTGCATCATGAATAAATAACAATCATTACTTAAGAAGATTTGATAATGATTTTAAACCCAGAAACGCAAGCCCATATCCAGCTGCATGTTTAGTAATAGGATTCTTTAATATTTTTGAAATAATTTCTCTTTGTCTTAATTCAGGATGATGCTCTCCTTTTTTTGCAAGGAATTTTTCATCATGAAGAAGAGCGTCGGCAAGCTTTCCTTTTCTAATATTTCCTTTCTGATATTGTTGGATAATCTTGCTGTTTAAGTACGGTCCAACCTCTTCTTTGTATCCAGCGCGAGCTTCTTTATACT